AAGCCGTCAGACCTGGGATTTTCTGACGACGGGTGGAATATGCCCGAGTTGCGCATCCATGAGGAGATCGTCTCCGTCGATCAATCCATCAACGCCAACGGCCAACTCTTCCGGGTGGCAGACGTTTCAGCGACTGGCTTGCATCGGGAGATGCGACTGACGGCACCGGACCGGGCCGCGCGCGTTGCTGAGATCATCGGCGACTCCAAAGATCCGTGGTGTATCTGGTGCAACACGAACTACGAAGCGGACGAACTCATGCGCGTGATCGACGGCGCTATTGAGGTGCGCGGCGACGAGCGCACGGAAGCGAAAGAGGAAAAGCTGCTTGGATTTACGAACGGCGCGTTCCAGCGCATCGTCACGAAGCCGAGCATCGCGGGCTTTGGAATGAACTGGCAGCACTGCAATAAGCACATCTTTTGCGGGCTGTCCTACTCCTACGAACAGTTTTATCAGGCCGTGCGCCGGTCCTGGCGCTTCGGGCAAACGCGGCCGGTTGACGCCTACATGGTCATCGCGGAAACGGAAGGGACGGTTCTCAAGACGATACGCGAAAAGCAAAAAAAGCACGAAGAGATGAAAGCGGCCATGGTTCATGCGATGGCGGCAATTCAAAACGGTACCGGGCGGCGGCAGCTTGCTTCAGCCATTGGCACAAAGAAAATGAATCTTCCGAGGTGGATCTAATGAACGTGATTTTAGACGAGCGGCACGGCCGCAACTGGGCGCTCTACAACGGCGACTGCTGTGAGGTCATCAAGGGCATACCCGAAGAGTCAGTAGACTTGACGGTCTTCTCGCCGCCATTCTCCAGCCTCTACACCTACTCCGACTCCGAGGCCGATATGGGCAACTGCGCAAGCGATGAGGAGTTTTTTGCGCACTTCGGATTCCTTGCGCCGGAACTGCTTCGCGTGACGACAACGGGGCGGCTGTGCGTCATGCACGTCAAAGACCTGCCGACGTACCGGAACAGCGACGGGGCGAGCGGCTTGCGGGACTTTCCCGGTCAGTGCATCGTCGCCATGGAGCGGGCTGGTTGGACGTTCCATAGCCGGGTGACGGTGTGGAAGTGCCCGGTCACTGAGCGGGAGCGGACAAACAACAACGGGCTCTTGCATAAGACCGTGATGCGCGACTCTTCGCAGATCCGGCAGGGCATGGCCGACTATGTGCTGGCGTTTCGCAAGACGCCTCCCGGCGACAATCTCAGCGTCAAGCCGATTGAAAGGCCGAAAGGGTTTGAGCGGTACATCGGCGACACGGCGCAAGACCCGCGCGAGACTGACCAGCATCCCTCGAAGTACGCCCGCAAGGGCCGCGACGGGCGGACCAGCGTGGAGATTTGGCGGCGGTACGCCGAGCCGGTGTGGTGGGATATCGACCAAACCGACGTGCTGAACTTCCGCATCGCCCGCGACGAAAAAGACGAAAAGCATATTTGCCCGCTGCAGCTCGGGTTGATTCGCCGATGTCTGGAGTTGTGGTCATCGCCGGGGGATGTCGTGCTGTCTCCGTTCGCCGGCGTCGGTTCTGAGGGATTTGTCGCACTGGACGAGGACCGCAAGTTCATCGGTATCGAACTGAAGCCGGGTTACTTTTCGACGGCTGTAAAGCATCTGGAGAGCGCAGAAGCATATGCTGGTGCGCAGCAAGGGCTATTCGATGCCGTCGATTGAACACGCCATAAGCCAGCAAAGGTCATGCGCTGGCCGTTGGTGGATTGATGACGAGCATGCTGGCGCGTGGGCTGGTCTTTGCGATTGGCTGATGGAAGAATGTTTGATGGAACAGGAGAGAATCATGAGCTTCGGCTGGAAGCGAATCACGGCGAACGTCTGGCGGCTTGACGAGTGTTGGCAGGTCGTTGAAGAACGTCCGGGCTGCTGGCGCGTTTATCGTGGCGACAAGTCGATAGGCGACTGGGTGGACACAGTGGCGCAGGCCATGGAGCTTGCCGAGCGCCTGAAGCGGGATCAACCCGCAGTATCAACCAACCCCGGCAACGGGCAATAAGGAGCAACATGAAAACCATCATCACCGCCGCCATTTTCGCGGCCTCACTGACCGCGCAGGAACCTGACTGGGGGCGCATCATCGATCAAAACCAGAACCCGCACCACCCGCACCACTACCACCACGAGGACTGCCCGGTCTCGCCCGTGCCGGAGCCGGGGGCCTACATCCTCGTCGGCCTCGGTCTGGTCGGCGTGGCGTGGTACCGGCGCCGGAAATAGTGCTGGAAAAGCAAGCAGTACGGTGAGATAATTGAAGAGTGCGGAGTCATGACCGCATCGCTCATCTCTTTCCTTGATTGGGGGCCTGGGTTCTCCGGGCCTTCATTTTAGACAAGGGTGGGCAAGTTCAAGGAATAAAGAGGTGTTGGATGAAACTGCCGTATATGCAGTTCTACCCCGGCGACTGGTGGCGCGAGGGCGGACTTCGTGCGTTAGACATCGCTGATCGTGGAATGTGGTTTGAGATGCTTCTGACGATGCACGAAAGCCCGCAACGTGGTCGCATGGTGCTTCCTGATGGACAGCCGATACCTGACGAGTCGGTGGCACGCATGATCGGATTGGATACCCCCCGGTATAGGGAGGGGTTGGCACGACTCATCAAATTTGGGGTAGCGGGGGTTGATTCTGACGGCGTGGTGTTTTGCCGCCGCATGATCCGCGAAGAGGAGAAGCGCGTTAAGGACGAAGAAAACGGGATGAAAGGCTGGGAAAAGCGTCGAAATCAACCCAAGGCTATACCCCCCCCTATACCCCCCTCTATCAAAAAACAGATACCCGAAGGCATACCCTTATCTTCAGAAGCATCATTATCTTCAGAAGATAGTATTGTGCCGACAAGCGGCACATCTACACGCCGCAATCGATTCGTTCCACCAACGGCTGAAGAGGTTCGGGCCTACGCGAAAGACATCGGCTTTGATATCGACGCGGAGAAGTTCGTAGCGCACTACAACGCCTCAGGCTGGAAGCGCGGTAAACAGCAAACGCCGATCACGAACTGGAAGGGCTGCGTCCAGACGTGGCGCACAAACGAGCGCAGTACCCCCTTCAACGATAGACCGGTACCCGGCAACTACGACCACCTCCCCTTGGGATTCACGGCTGCGGAGAAGGCGAAGATGGAGCGCGTGGCGCGGGAACGTGCGGAGGACGGGCTGGTATGAACCCTCTCGAAGCACAGTTCAACAACGGGCTTCCCGTCGCCGTCGATACCGAGCGCATGGTGCTTGGGTCCATGCTGCTTTACCCGACCGAGCAAGCGCCGATTGCGATTGATTTACTTACGGTGGAAGATTTCACGACCAGCGACCACCAGAAGGCGTTTCGGCGGCTGTCTGCAATGGTGGCAGAAGGGCAGAAGATCGACTTTGTGACGTTCGGCGAAGCGCTCATGCACTTGGACGGGTTTCCCAAGGACATGCTGGTCGAGTTCCTACGCGGCACGACTCGCGGATTGCCCAAGATTATCAGCCTCGATGCCTACTGCGACATTCTGCGGTCGAGGACGCAACTGAGAAGCGCGATTCTTGCCCTGAATGCGGGCATTGTAGCTCTTACAGCGCACGGGGCCGACCGTCAGACCGTTCTCGATGTTCAGAGCGCCGTAGCGGCTGTGGGCGATACCGACGAACGCGCTTCTGGATTTGAGATGATCGGCGACATCATCCAGAATCAGGCCGGCGGCGGGCTGATGGCGTTCCTACAGACTCCGCAGGAGGAGATGGGTATACCGTGGCCTCTACCGACACTGACGAGCGCCACGGGCGGCTTCAAGCCGGGGAACACGACGGTAATCGGCGCTGAGACCGGCGGCGGGAAAACCACGATGGCGACGATGTGCGCATTACACGCGGCTAGCTTGGGGTATGGCGTGGCGATCCTATCGGCCGAAATGACGAAGGCTGAAGTGGCGAAGAAGATCGTGGCGCAATACGGGCAAATCTGCCTTGCTGATTGGCTACAGCAAACACAGGAGCGGCGGGAGCGGGACAAGACGAAGGCGGCGGCTACTGCGCTCATACCGTTTCAAATCGCAATTGACGAGCGTCCAGACGTAACGCCAGCGATGCTCGAAGCCGGGATAGTGCGGTTGAAGCGCAAACACCGCGTCGATCTGGTGATTGTCGATTACATCCAGCTCATGGAAAGCGGCCAGCGCGAGGACGGAAACAGCCGAGAACGGCACATTGCGCATATTAGCCGGTCGATGAAAAAGATGTGCAAACGGCTGAATATCGCGGGGATCATCCTGACCCAACTTAACGACGATGGCAAGGTTCGTGAGTCGCGCCAGATCAAGATGGACGCCTCAAACGTGGTGATTCTTTCAGACAAGGGAAACGGGAATTTTGAGGCGAATTTGGAGAAGGCGAGGTTCTCGGCCAAGCGCCGAATCCCGCTATTCTTCGACGGGGCAACAGGGCTATTTTTTGAAACGGAGAACCTATGAGCGATCAAAACTGGCGCAACGAATTAGACCGGATGGCCCTGCTACGGCAACGCCAGTGCAACGGGATGCCCAGCGCCGCCGAACTGCTGAAGCGGATGGCCGACGCGGGCGAACTGGAGTTCTTGGAAAAGACGCAGCCACCCGCCACACCGGCTACTCCCGCAAAGCGATAGTCTTTGCACGTTTTGCCGCTACGGCCTTTGCGGCAAGCTCTGCGCGGCGTTCCGGCGACATGCTGCCAAATCCCTTACGCGGGTGTCTGGCAGCGCCTACGCGGCTGGAGGACTGCGACAGGTCGAGCAGTTCCTTGACGGCGATCATAGCCTCACCAAGAGGCACGCAGATGTCAGCGTCGGGCGGCTGGTCGATCATGCGTCGGGCGTGTTCGTCGCGTTCTCGGATGGCGAGGCGCAGCAGGTAGTTCAGGGTTTGCTGGGTCATTTTGCGAATCTTTCTGCAAGTATTTGCGCTCCGTCAATGCAAACACGCGAGTTCGGGGCTAACGCCTTTCGGCCGCAAAATCGGCATACGCCACGCGGCAGGTGTTTGCGGTCTGCTGGCGAGTCGATATTCGGTTTGCACGCGACGGCGTCTAGATTAAAACGTGATTGCGCGGTTGATAACTTCGGCATCGAAATAGGCTCCGTTTTTCACTTTGTACGTGGATCCGATCACATCGAGCTTCACAATCTTGAGCTTAATGTACTTGTTGGCCACGATCACCGCATCGGCGTTTGAGATACTGCCAAGGTTTTGAATATTTTCAACGAGACCGTTAAAGGCGTTGGCGATGCGAATGGCCATCGGTTTTAGGTCGTTGGCGGTGAGTTTGATGTGCAATGCGCTGTTCATTTGTTATCTCCTCTGCGGGCTATGCCGCCGCGGCCTCCACAAAGACCCCGATTTCATCATCTGCCACGAGCTGCTACATGTCCGCACCGGGCTTACCGACGCCACGCATGAGGCATGGATCTGTGACGTGGCGGCGGCGTTGGTGGCGCTTAAGCGGCGGGCTGGCACTTATGATTACGCTGCAACGCTCGCGCGGCTGTCATAGCGCCGCAAGGGCAACGCGGGTACCGCTGCGGCGGGCCTCCGTTACGGCCGCCGGTCTTGGTCTTGCGGAGGGCTTGCAAGGCGACGGCGGCGGGGTTTTTGGGTGTGGTCATCGGGTGGCCTTGGGCTGGTCCTGATACCAGATCACCTTACCGTCTTCAACGATACGGTAGTTGGTTCGGCCCATGTTGGCCGCGTATTTTGCAGCGGCGATATTGTCATAGCTTTTGCCTGTGTCAACCCAGCCTTTTTGCGGGGCGTAGTAGCGAAAAAATTCAAGCCTGATCATTTTTCATCTCCTCTGCGGGCTTCACGCCGCCCGCTGGCGTTGGGGTGGGGGTTAGGCGGCGTGTTGCTGCTTGGCTACCGCCACCGTAAAAGAGCCGCAGCAGTTGAAGCCGCGAATGCCGATCGCGTTTGCCGTTTCGTAGTGCTCGAACCAGTCACGCCCACCACCGACCAGCCAAACGCCTTCAATTCCCATCGTGTATGGCGTTTCAATCTGAATAGCATTTTGATCGACCATGCGCCATGCGCCGTCAGCGATGCGCACGCAATCGGACATGCTGTCAAATTCGGCGTTTACTTTCACGAGCAGGTTAGCTGCGTTTTTCTTGATGAAACTCTTGAAATTTGTCTTGGTCCGTCGGTTGGTATTGTGTGCGCTGTTCATACTTTAACTATAAACCAACGCTGGATTACTGTCAACAACAAAATGACCCGTCGCGCATTATTTTTTCTGGCCGCCGCTGATCCGGACAAACCGCCACCCGTCAGCGAGCAAAGCATGAACCGCTTCGCCGGACTGTGGAACAAATACGTCGAACGGCTGAAAATCGGCGTTATCGACCTGCGGCAGTGGCGGGCGGTTTGCCGGGAGTGGGAGCGGCTGCGGTAGCTTTCGCCCGTCGCGCCGCCACCATCTTTGCCGCCCACTCCGCGCGCTGTTCCGGCGTCTTGGCGGCGTTGGGGCCTTTGGATACCTTGACACGCCCGCCGCGCCGTCCTAGCGCGACGGCGGCGGGGTTTTTCGTGGTGGTCATACGGTCAACCCGCGATACACGGCGGAAAACGAGTGAGTGGGCGTGACTGGCAAGCGTCGCCAGCGAGGATCTTCATTCGCCGCCCAGACTTCGCGAATAAACTCGTAGGCGGCTTCGACGCTGGGGTACTCGCCGGGCTGGAAGGCATCGCGAACGCTAGCGGCTGCTTCTGTTGCGGCGGCGGCGGATATGTTCGGGTTGTTCATCTTTTCATCTCCTCGTGCGGGCTATGCCGCCCGCTGGCGTTGGGGTGGGGGTTACTGAATAGTGCCCGTTGTTGGCATGGCGGACAGCGTGAGCATTGCGGCTACTGACGCCTTGCATTCTTTACCGCCCCAGGGCATGTATTCCACTTCAATCGCAGAGCCATCAGCAAGCATGGCCAGCGCGTCAGTCATGCTCATTTTGAAATACCGCATCGGGCAGAATTTGTACGAAATCCGATAGGCGGAACGCTTGCCGTTTTTGTCGGTGCCAAAGGCGATTTGGGTTTTTTGTGCGCTGTTCATGTAACCATAATAACCATAAGCGTTATGCGTTGCAAGCGGAAAGTGCAGGGCTTGACAAAAAAAAAGAGCATCGGTAAAATCGAGTCGTTCCCTCGCGCGCCTCACAACCGTACATCTCAAGCCTTTTACGGCGAGCGAAGCAAGCCGACATCCTTGGGCACTGACTGCCCGCACACTGATAACTCTCGACCCGGCAAGCGTTCCAACGCGAGCCGGACTACGTAAGGGGAAGCATGGGATTCTGGAAAAGCGTGCTCAAGATCGGCCAGAACATTGCCGCAATTGCGCTGGAAAGCACCGCCAAGGCGTCCGCAAGCGGCAAGCCAATTACCATGGGCGACGTAGGCCGAGAAGCGCTGGAGACGGCGTCAGAACGCAAGCGCAAAGCCGATGACGCGGCATATGCGGAGTCGCTACGGAGGAGCCTGTTATAGACACCAGCGTGAGAGACAAGGCCGCTGAGGCCATCTTTGCCGTTTTTATGACGCCAGCCAACCGCGAAATACTGGCCAAGCTCACCGGAATGATGGGCGACAACGAGCAACGCGACCGCGCCTACCAGGACGACATGCGCCGGGGCTGAGTTGCGCTTACGCCGTTGGAAGCGTTAAAGTTGTGCCAAGGTAGCCAAAAATGGGCGGTAGAGCCAAAGGAACGCCAAATCGACGCACAATGGACATCCAGGAGAAGCTGGAGCGCATCGGTTGTGACCCTATCCGTGGCATGGCCGAAATCGCGCTGAACCGACTGCCATGCGGTGTGTGCCGTGGCGAACTGAAGACGAAGTACAAGCTGCCCGATGGCACGCACACGCCCGAATGCCGCGCCGCCAACAGCGTCTCATGCTCCTGCGATGGCGTCGGAATCCGCGTCTGTCAATCGTGCTACGGGAGCGGCTGGGAAGCCTGTAGCCCAGAGCTTCGCGGCAAGATGTACGCGGAAATCGCGCAATACGTGCTGCCGAAGCGCAAGGCCATCGAGCATTCAGGCATCGACGGCGAGGACATCGGCGTTAAGCTGGTGGTGGAGTTTACCAAATGAAATATGCCTTGGTGTGTGCGCTTCTGGCGCTGTTTGGCGTGGCGATGGTGGCGAACGGCTACCGACAGGACGCGCTGCACTTCCAGCATGCCTACGAGACTGAGCTTGAGATCCGCTCCAACCTGGACGAGCTTCTGAAGGAGTTTCGGTCGGTATGCGCAGAGCGATAACGCTGGACTGCGAGCACTTGCATACGCCGATGGTGTGCTCATTTTGCGGGGCACCTGCACCCACCAGACAGCACAAAGCGAGCATCACTGTTTGCATGTGTGAGGCGTGTCTCAAACAGGCTGTCGCAGCGATCAAGGTCGTAGCTGAGATGGAGTTTGTTCGCTCTGAGCGATGACGACCAAGCGCATACAGCTTCCGCCGTGGTCGCGCATGTTGTTCCAGCCAGCGCGGTACAAGGTGGCGTATGGCGGGCGCGGTGGGTCGAAGTCTTGGACGTTCGCGTCGGCGTTGCTGATCATGGGGGTTCAGCGGCCGATTCGCGTATTATGCGCACGCGAAACAATGCAGTCGATGCGGGATTCTGTTCACCGCACTCTGTCAGATGCGATAGACCGGATGGGCATGGGGGCGCATTACACGGTCCAGCAAGCGACGATTGTGGGGAAGAACGGTACTGAGTTCATCTTCGCTGGTTTGCACGCGAACGTCAGTAACATTAAGTCCGCCGAAGGAATCGACGTGGTTTGGGTGGAAGAAGCACAGACAGTCACCGCCGATTCATGGGACACGCTTATACCTACGATCCGCAAGGAAGGCAGCGAGATTTGGATAGGCTTCAACCCTCGGCTGGCGACGGACCCGACGTACAAACGCTTCGTGGTCGATCCTCCATCCAACGCCGTCGTGCGCAAGGTTAACCCGGAGGATAACCCTTGGTTCCCCGAGGTGCTGCGAATCGAGATGGAGGAGGACAAGCGGCGCGACTACGCGAAGTACCTGCACATCTGGATGGGCGAATGCACCACGGCAATCGAGGGGGCCGTCTACGGTGACGAGATGGCCAAGGCGCTCAACGAGGGCCGCATCACCAAGGTCAGCATCGACCGGACCCGGGCCGTGGATACGTTTTGGGATCTGGGATTTGGCGACTCCACTGCCATCTGGTTCGCGCAAGCGCTGCCCGGTGGCACGTTCCACATCGTGGACTACCTGGAGGACTCGGGCAAGCCAATCTCGCACTACCTGATCGAGCTCCAGAAGAAAGGCTACCTCTACGGAACCGATTGGCTACCGCATGACGGGGTGGACGCTATCATCCACAAGAAGCTGGCCAGCGGGGACCGTTCGCGGTCAATCGAACAGATTATGCGGGCGTCAGGCCGGCGGGTTCGCATTGCGCCCAAGCTGAACATCACCACGGGCATCAACGCGGTGCGGTCCATCCTGCCAAACTGCCGATTCGATGAGGAGCGCTGCGGGCGCGGGCTGGACTGCCTGCGCATGTACCAGTGGGGAGCGCCGTCGAAGACCGGGGTAGAGCGTGCCGAGCCATTACACGACCAGTACAGCCACGGTGCCGACGCTCTGCGCACGATGGCGACCAGCATCAAGACGCCCATCATTATCCCCGACGATAACGTGTTCAGCGGCAACCAGAACTACTCGCCTGATGCGTGGATGGCGTAGGAATCGGCTCATTTTGGTGATAAAGTGGTCAATATGCCACTGGATTACGAGATTGACGGCTATCTCTGCGCAGCCGACGCGACGATAGACCAGATCCACCCGCGCAAAGACATCCTGCTGGTGCGGCGCATCCCGGACGAGGAGGTTTTGGCCAGCGGGCTCGTGATTCCGGCCATGGCGCGTGACTCCAAGACGGGCGTTCGCATCGGTGAGGTGTTGAAATGCGGGCCGGGGGACACGGTTGGGCAGTTTGGCACTACGAGCGACGGAAAGCGGCTCGTTGAGACGATCCCGATGGAATGCAAACCCGGCGACCGCGTGGCCTATATGCGCTGCCCTGACAACGATGTGAACATCGGCGGCGTCGATTGCGTCCTGTTGCGCGAGGAGCAGCACGTGCTGGCGATCCTGAACAAGCCGATATGCGGTCGTGGTGATTGCCGCGCTCCTGCCGTTGCGCTACATGTCTGCCCGTATGCTGAGGAAATAAACAACGATTCCACGACGAAATGTGGCTGCTGCGCTTCGTGCGAACGCGAATGCGCCATGGACATCTGATTCTGTGATACGATAGCCTAAGCGCTGTTCATTCCTCAATCCCGAGCCAGATAGCCCCGTCGTGCAGCGGGGCTTTTCTGCGTTATGATGGGTACCCTGTCGGGCTGTGTCAAGTAACACACAAAAAGTGCGTCAACATTGACACAGTTTTATGCTACCCTTCGGTTGATGGCATCTGACGAAGCCGAACGCCAGACCGGGGACAAGAAGATCATCGCTGAGGCACGCAAGCGCTTCAAGGTGGCGAAAGAGGCGTCGGCAGACCAGCGCAAGGACTTCAAGGAGTCCATGCGGATGACGTTTGGTGAGCAGTGGGACCAAGCGACCAAGACGGCGCGTGTGAAGGCCGGACGGCCTGCGTTGTCATTTCCGGTTTTGCACACGTATGTTCAAAGAATTACAAATCAGGCCCGCAAGGAGCGCCCGCAGCCCAAGGTGAACGCGGTAGGCGAGGGCGCATCGCAACAGGTAGCCGATGTTTACGAGGGTCTGTTTCGCCACATCCACACGGCGTCAAACGCTGACGTGGCCTATGATGGCGCGGTAGAGACGGCAGCGGCGGGCGGATGGGGCTTCTACGAGTTCACGACTGAATACGTAGACGATACCACTTTTGACCAAGAGCCCCGCATCCGGCGCGTGTTGGACCCTCTCAGCGTGTATTTCGACCCGCACGCGATGGAACCGGACTACTCGGACGCGAAGTACTACTTCAAGCGGCGGCGCATGTCGCAGGACGAGTTCAAGCTCACATTTGGCAAGGAACCGGAGTCGGATTGGGACGACGAGGACGCGCGGCAGGACTGGACTGACGGGGATGACGTGTTCGTGGCTGAATACGTTTACGTCGAAGAGAAACCCCGCACGCTTCAGCAATTTGGGCCGCTGGGGGAGGTGATCGCTACTCGGCAGGTGATCGACCGCAGTATTTCCAAGTGCATCTTGGATGGCTCCCGCGTGCTGGAAGAAACGACCTGGCTGGGCAAGTGGTTGCCGATGGTGCCCGTTCTCGGCAAGGAAGTTGTGGTCGAAGAGAAGCGCCGCCTGTTCAGCGCCGTGCATTTCTCGCTCGACTCACAGAAGCTCATCAACGCCACCGGGTCCGGGATCGCCGAACAGCTTCAGCTTGCGTCTCGCGCGCCTTGGGTAGGCGCAAAGGGCTCGATGAAGGACAAGCGATGGGACGACAACTCCCAGAACTTCTCCAAGCTAGAGTACGAGCCGTTCGATGAGAACGGAATGCCGCTGCCGCCTCCGCAGCGCAATGCCTACGAGGCTCCCATCCAAGCGCTGACGCAGGCGAAGATGGTCTACACCGACGACATCCGCAAGTCGATTGGTTACGTCGATGGGCTGGTGAATCCGTCGCAGTCCGACCTGTCTGGGATCGCGGTGAAGCGGCGGGATGCGCAGAGCGATCTGGCTAACTTCCACTTCGAAGACAATTTGGTTCGCAGCCAGTGGCACGGCGGGCGCATCCTCCTCGACCTCCTCCAGAAGTACATCGACACCCCGCGCGCCATGCGCATCCTAGCCCCTGATGGAACGGTATCCATGCAGGCAATCACGATGGCGATGGACGGCGGCGCGGTGCCTATGGTTCAAGGCTACGAAGGTAAGCCCCATGTGCGCGTCGATGTCGGGCGCTACGATGTCACCATCAACACCGGCCCCGGCTACGCTTCTCGGCTGGAGTCTGAGATCGACGTGCTTCTGAAGTCGTTTGCGGCCGATCCGCAGTTGTGGAGCATCGCTGGCGACCTGCTCTTCAAGGCGATGGGTTACCCAGATCTGGAAGCACGGCTTCGCATGGCCCTGCCGCCGCAGATTCAGGAAGCGCTGGCGAACAAAGAGGCCAACATCTCGCCCGAAGCGCAGGCCAAAATCATGCAGATGGCGCAGCAGAATCAGCAACTCCAAGGAACGCTGCAAAAGCTGGTAGCGGAACTGCAAAAGCTCATGATGGAGCGCGAGGCGAAGATAATCGACAACCAGGCGAAGGTTCTGGTGACGCAGATGAACAACGAGTCGAAGGAAAAGATCGCCGCCGCTTCCAATGTGACCGATGTAGCCGTGCAAGACCGGAAACACGGACACGAATCCGCTTCGATGGTGTACCAGAACGATCAGCAGATGCAGCTCAGGATAAAAGAGCTACTGCACGACGCAACCCAAACCCTCGCTGGCCATAGTTTGGAGCGGGAAAAGATGGCGAACAGCGCTCAACTAGCGCTGATGAAGCCGACGCCAACGAAGAGGACCAACTAAATGCCGGGTAGCGTCAAAGTCGCCAGCAACAGCCTGAACAACGGGAATGTCGTCGCCATCGAGATGAATTGGGTAGGCGATTCCGTCAATGGCAGCGTGCCAAACACCGCGTTTCCCACGGCCAAATACGCTTGCGATGGCTTCGTGGTGGCCAACGTGGCCGTTTCCATTGGCGACATCGCTCCCACGGATGGCTACACGGTCCGCATCTACAATTCTCAGGGCATCGACATTCTGGAAGGCGCTGGAGTTGGGCTTTCGGCCATTTCGTATGCGTTCGGCGTATCCTCCAATATCCCCCCGGCATACGGTGGCATCACGGCCAGCATCAGCGGTAACAGCGTGCCTCTCGCAAAAGGGAAAATCGTGATCTACTTCCGGCAGGTGAGCACGTCTCAACTTGTGCAGCCTGCGGATGGAACGTCATCGGCGGGAACGTCTCTCACGGCCAGCGATGTAACGAGCGCCTACGCATGGACGCGCACCCCCGGAGCGTCGATTGCGCTCACGGCTGGCGTTCCGGCTACGATCACGCTTACCCCGATGCCCGCTGGCATCAACGGATCCAGCGTCAATAAGCACTACGTTTCGGTCGTGACCGGATCGGCGCGGAAAGCGTACCTGATCACGGCGGTGGGCGCTTCTTCGATCACCTTCACCCCGGCGCTGTCCTACGCGGCTGGCTCTTGGGCGCTGCAATCGGCTTCAGGCGGCATTCAGGAAGCGATCTACGCCACCTCCTACAAGTCGCTGACGGTTCCTCAAGGTTCGATCTCCTACGATGCGCTGCGTGTCTGGAATCCACGGAAACTGCAACTTAACGGGCAGGGCAAGGACGCCACGCTTATCGTGATCCGCGAAGCGACGGCGAACGTGTTCCTCTCCGACGAGTGGGGATTGACGATCACGAACATGGGGTTCCGGTCTCTCACCGCTGGCCAGACCGCTGGGACGTGTATCGGGATTGTCGGAACCACGCCACAATACAACGGTGATGCCGATGTCAACGTGTGGGACTGCGATTTCTACCAAGTCTGGGATGCGGTCGTGTGCGATTGGCCTGGTGGATTCCTTCGGGCTCAGAACAACTACTTCCGCAACGTTGGACGGTACGCGTGCTACTCGGAAGCGACCTCTGCCGCTGCCATTCAGATCGTCAACAACTACTTCGACGGTCGCACGTCGATTGGCCTGATCTGGCTTGAAGGAATCATTGGAGGCGGCGTCATTGCAGCGAACTGGATGCAAGCCAGCCTTGCGCATCTCGTCATCAACTGCCCTGCTGCGGTCGTCAATGAAATGGTGGTGGTTGGAAACCTGTTCGACCAGGATACGGCCAGCACTGGCTGCGTCATAGTAACAGGAACACCCACCTACGGCTCCAACTGCGTCAAGATCACGGCGAACTACCTGCGCACGCAGAATTACGCCGTACTGGTGCAGGATTGCAGCAACATCACCATCAGCGACAACCACGTCTACACCCTGGGAGCATCGCCCGCGCTTGTCATCGGCGGTAGCGTTAGCTGCAAAAACATCGAAATTCTCGGAAATCGCGTTCGCATGGAAGGCGCGGTCTACGCCACCCCGCCAGACTACGCTATCCAGTTGTCAAACCCGTCAATGACCAACGTTTTCGTCAGCGGCAACAGCGCGACGAGCGAGGGCGGGAACTGTACGGCCATGATCGGCATTACAGGCGCTCTCGTGGCTTCCCTCATCAGCGGAAACCAATCCGGTACGGGCGTCCCAAAGCTGATCAATGACGTGGCGGCGACCGGCTCTGGAACTGCCGTGGTATCCGGCAATCAGGCATACAACCAGCCGACTTTGACCGCGATTGTGGCTGCTGCGACCATCACTTTGCCGCTGGCAGATGAGCAGCAGGTCATCCCCATCACCGCCTCCGGTACGCCAATCACCGAAATGAACGGCGTTACCGCGAGGGCTGGGGTACGGCGCACCTTTATCGTTAGCGGGGCCGTCTCTTGGGCGACTAGCGCGGCGACTGACAATAAGATCGGCAAAGCCTACGGCCCCACGGCTGCGGGCGATGTCGTCACCTTTGTGAAATTTGGCGACAACCTCTGGTATCCCGTCGCATAACCGGCCACGGCTGGCCGCAATCAGCCGGTAAGGAAAATCAATATGGAAGCCATCCAAGACATTATCGAGACACCCGTTCCGCAGCCGGAACTCGACTCGTTTGAAGCCTACGAGGCCGCGAAGGTTGCGCCCAAGGTTGAAGACGAGAAAACTGCTGCCGACGCAGAAAAACCGACTGAACCGCCCGTAAAGCTGGAGACACCGGGCGACTCCGAAGAAAAGGCAGGAAAGCCGAAGCGGGATCGCACCGCCGAAGGCCGAATCGCCGAGTTGACGAATCAGCTCAAGGCCCAGAAGGAAGAGTTCGAGCGATGGAAGGCACAGCAGGCAACCCCAGCCGCGCCCGCCGCCGCTCAGGTGGACAAAAAGCCGGAAGCCACCAACGGCAGGCCTCTCTTGAAGGACTTTGTAAACGCGCTGAAGGCAGACGAGACGTATGAGGACGCGCAAGAGCGCTGGAATGACGCCGTACAGGACTGGCGGGAGGCCCAAGCGGCCAAACGCGCGGAAGAGTCGGCACACGCCAAGCGTTCGCAGGAAATGCAGGACAAGGTGCAAACCAAAGTCCAAGCGGCCATGGAGAAATTCGAGGACTTCAACGATATCATGACCCGGCAAATTCCGGCGTCGATGGTGCCCGCGATCCAAGACTTCATGGAGGAGTTCGACACGCTGGATGCTCTCCACGCTGTTCTGTCCGATCCCGCTGAAATCCAGCGCATCTCGCAACTCTCGAAGGCCCGTCAACTCGTTGAACTCGGCAAGATCGATGATCGGCTATCCAAACCTGAACCGAAACCCACCGCGCCGCCCGTCTCGAAGGCGCCGGCACCGATCCGCAACATTGGCGGTTCGGCATCGGAAGCCAACGACGACATCACCCAGGCCAAAAGCCTTGAGGAGTACGAGCGGATGCGGGAAAAACAACGAAAACGAGGATAAACGATGTCTAACCAGCTTCTGACCTCCCAGGTCATCACCTACGAAACGCTGTCCGTCCTGAAGAACGATCTGCGCATCGTCAAGAACTTCTGGCGCGATGGCGATAAGGAATTCGGCAAAAAGGGCGACAAGATCGGCGATACGCTGTACGTGCGCAAGCCGCAGCGCTTCATTGGCCGCGACGGTCAAGCGTTCCAGCCCGAGGGCCTTTCCGATACTCAGGTGCCCATCACCATCAACCAGCAGAGCGGCGTTGATTTCGAGTTCTCGACCGCCGAACTGTACCTTAGCATCGACGATTTCCGCAATCGGTATCTCGCCAAGGCCGGTGAATCCATTGCCAACAAGCTCGACTTGCGTTGTGCGCAGATGGCCGTGTTGAACACCGCCAACAACGTCGGCACCGTGGGCGTCATTCCGGGTCTGTCCGGTTCCGATGCGTTCCTGACGTACTCGCAGGCTGGCCGGTTGCTGACCGAAAACGGCTTCAGCCGTGGCGTGAAAAAGGTGATGGCGCTAACGGCGGGTGCCGAAGTCGGCTGGAACACCTACGCGAAGGCGTTCTTCAACCCGTCTGGCAAGTTGAGCGAACAGTGGTCCACCGGGCAGGTGTCCAACGCCCTCGGTTACCAGTGGTACGTGGACGAGAACCTGCCGACGCAGACCATCGGCGCTCTCGGTGGAACGCCTGCCGTTGACGGCGCGAACCAGACAGGAACGACGATCAACCTGAAGGGCTGGACCCCCAGCGTGACCGGCGTGCTGAACGTTGGCGATGTGATCAGCTACTCGGGCGTCTTCAACGTCAACCCGCAAAGCCGCCTCTCCACCGGACAGCCGTTCCAGCAGGTTGTGCAGGCCATCGCCAACTCGGATGGCGGCGGTTTGTGTTCGGTGTCGGTCTATCCGGCCATGGTTCCCAGCGGCCAGTATCAGAACTGCACCGGCTCCCCCGCCGATAGCGCTCTGGTCAGCGTGTACGGCGTGGCGGCGGCTGGTCAGTCTGCCATCGCTGGCGTGGCCACCCGTCAGCAGTTGCTTTGGACGCCGGAAGCCTACGCCTTCATGAGCTTCCCCGGTGACGTGCCCAAGGGCGTCGATATGGGGTACGCTGCGAACGACAACTCCAGCGGCGTCTCGCTGCGCTTCGTGCGCTTGTTCGACGCGGTACGCGATCAGTGGATCAACCGTTTCGATGTGTACTACGGCGCGAGCCCGATGTACCCCGAAGGCGGCGTGCGCATCAACAGCTAAACCAGCGGGGGCGGTTCGCCGCCCCTTTTGGAACCACCATGAGAATCCTACTCATTATTTTCGCCTCACTTGCCTGCCTTGCGCAGCAAGCGACGTTTATGGCGATCTCCTCGCAAACAGGCGTGACTTCGGACAAGCTGACCATTCAGCAGAACCAAAGCACGCCGGTCTACATGCAAGGCGTTCGCGCTGTCGTCGTCTCCACGACGGCTGGAACCTGCGTCACTAGGCAAGGCGGCACGGCTCCCACGGCTACGGCTACGACCATTCGCCAGACCAACGGCGCGGCGGCGTTCTCCCGTCTATCGGCCTACGCGGCGTCCGACGTTGGCACCGGAACAGCCACCTCTCCGGTTTACTCTCTCGTACAGGTCGGATCGTCCTACACACTCGACCTTGACATGACCGCTTCCGGCTTCGTCGGCATCGGCACAACCAAAAACATCACCATCTCGTGTTCGATCTCGGCTGGTGACATCCAAATCGCCATGTACTGGAAGGAGCAACAGCAATGAGCAATTACGTGAAGCGACTCAAACTCTGGGCAGCGCTTTTGTTCGCCGTGGCCGCCTACGGGCAGCAGACCACCACATCCACGACTCTATCGAGCGCCGTCAACACTGTATCCAGCACTCAATGGTGCTTGGCCTCGGCTACCGGCGTCATCGTCCCCAACACCGCCAGCAGCGCCTCTGGGTCGTTGTTGTTGGCTGACCGGGAAGTAGTTCAGGTTACCGGCGCTGGCTACACCTCGACCTGCTTTAAGGTCAAGCGCGGCCAGATGGGTTCGGCTGTCGCCTCTCACTCGGCGGCGTCTATCGTTTGGGTGGGCCAACCATCTACATCGAGCGGTGATAGTTCGCGCCCGTTCACTGGTGCGTTCATCACGACTCTGCCGACCGGCTCCTGCATATCTGGCGATCAGTTCACCCTTCCGGTGTTGTTTGTTGGGTCCGCCTCGCTTGGGGGTGTACCTGGAACGCCATATGACTGCATTTCGAGTCAGTGGACGAGCATCGGCAACCTCACGGTTACCGGCAAGACCAACTCTCAGACCGCTGTGCTGTTGAACGGGTTTGGACCCGGCGCTACTCCAGTTGTTCGCGGTAGCCGAGCAAACGGCAGTCCAGCGTCTCCCAGTGCTGTCACCGCCGATCAACTGCTGCTGAATCTTTCTGGCACTGGTTACGGTGCGACGGGATTCGCAAGCGGCTCGCGCGGCGCGGTTGGCGTTGCAGCTACTGAGGGATGGACGGACAGCGCTCAGGGAACTCGCGTTCAGTTTTCGACCACGTCAAACGGATCTACGACCAGTGCGCTGCGCTGGTTTGTTGACCAAGACGGCGGATTGAAACCGTGGACCAGCGGTAGCGGCCGACTCGGTTCCAGCGGAAACCTTGTCGAAGGCGCTTCGTTCGTCAATTGCACGAGCGGCGCGTCACCGGCAGTTTGTGGGGCATCGGTTGTGGGTGCGGTAGCGGTGGCGGCGGCGGTGACCAGCTTGGTCGTCAACACCACGGCTGTCACGGCCAAGTCTCGCATCGTCATCACCATGGATTC